CACAACCAGAATAAATCAACATGTCACCTGGTTTAAGATCAACTTTAATTCCTGCTTGACCTTTTTTGCCTGTTGGATCTAAATATATTGGCCATGGGTCACCACCAAGATTTAACGTGGTTGATATTTCACAAGAGTATCTATCTTTGTGTCTAGCTAACACATCACCTTTTTTATATATTCTAGCATATGCGTATGTAGGAGATAGTTTTAAACTTGTGTGTTTTTCCATAACAGGTTTTACTTGTTCTAATAAAGTTTCCATTGCTATATCACTGTAGTGTGAGTATGTGTTTGGAACTTGTTCATCATTCCATACACCAAAGTATTCTGTAAATGGTGATATGTATTTTTGATCAAATAAAAATCTTGCAACTTTTCTTTTATTTAAAAAATAATTGTAAACAAAATCAGCTATCTCTTTTGAGATTGCATTTCTTAAAACAGAATATTTATTTTTTTGAAACGCCGATTTTTTTAATGACATTTTTACCTTTCAATTGCATTTTAGATTTTAAAAAATTATCTATAAAATTAGGTTTATTTTTTAATGGACTAGATTCTAATATAGTTTTAATAAAAGCTTTTTTCATATCTTTATTTTGCATTTATAACACTCTTCGGTATTGCCTGACAGTTCCAATGTATAAACCTAAATGGTTCATATCCCATATCTACCATATATTGATGTGGCATATAAGATGGAAAAAACATTGTTCTACCTGGTTGTACTTTATAATTAATTTGTGATGATGCATAAGTTACTTTTGATTTATCTGCCTCTGGTAAAAGATTCATAACGTTACCTGGTCTTGGGTCTTCAAATAACGGCATAGATGTTGCTTCACTTGCTTTTAAAAAATAAAAACCAGATATGTGACCATTCCAATGTGTGTGTAATGTATGATGTCCACCACCTTTTTTAGCAAACTCTTGCACCCACATTTCTGTAATAAATAATTGATAATTAGTCATATCAAAACCCATTTCAATTAATAAATTATGTGCAGTTGCTCCTATATAATCTTGTAGTTTTTTAAACTTAGGATCACCTATTAAAGTTGTTGAATGAAACACATGTCCCATATCACCTTTGTTACCAAACTTTTTATTTCTCTTATCTATAGATTCTTTTAAATTTTTCTTTGATGCTTCAATATATTGATCAGATGCATTATTTAATTCATTAACAAACCCTGGTTCATCACCATACCATATAGGACAAGGAAATAAATCTTCTCTGTTTAGTTGTTTTGGAAATTGTAATTCTTCTTTTATTTTTTTACTTTTTTTCTTTTTCATACTCTCCTATCTATATGGCCATCCTAAATTCCAAATAACCAAACTATTTCTTTCACCTTTTTTAACTGGACATACTCTATGCCATACAAAACCAGGAAACACAACTAAAGATCCTCTAGGTAATATTTCTGTGCATTTTTTA